GATAATATGGCGGGTAAATTGCCTGGTATGAATGGTGGAGGTGGAGGTAATGGTCCGGATATTGGAAACATTATGAAAATGATGTCTGGAATGATGGGTGGTGCTAATATGCCTTCATCTCGTTCAATGCAACGTAAAATGGACAAAAAATCTAAATTAAAAAAGAAATTAGATAGTAAAAATAAAGAATGAGTATTTTTTGGCTAAATGATCCAACTGTATTATTTCAAGAAATACCTGATAAATTTACATTTATTGATAAATTAAACTTTATATTTTTAGGTGGTCTAATACTAAGTATTATTTTAGTTTTACTTAACAATTTTGATTTATCTTATTTATCTTTAGCTATTATAGTTGCTATTATTACTTTCGTAATTTATCAACATAAATATGTTTATAATGTTGAAAACTTTAAGTCTAATTGCGTTATGCCTTCAGTTAATAATCCTTTTATGAATCCTAATGTTTTAGATACAACATATGCCAAACCCTGTGCTGTTGATAATGCTATTTTAAATAAAAACTTTTATACTAATACCTTTCGAGATGTTAATGATTTTTATGAAAGAGGATTATCTGTAAGACAATTTCATACTGTTGCGGGTAAAACTATACCCAATGATCGAGACAGCCTTATGCAATGGTTATATAATTCTAATGATAATAAAAAATCCTGCAAACAAGGTAATAGTTCTAGATGTATTAAAAATATTAATTTAGATAGAGATGATTTAAGATTTGTTGGTCAATCTTCATAATATATTTGTTAATAATAAAATGGATATTGAAGATGAAAAACCACATCAAATAATTGCAAGACAAATTCGAGCAATTATGGCAGAACTTGATAGCATTAAAAGTAAATCAGAATCATCGGCTTTTAGTAGTATAAAACCCATTTCGGATAGTAATATAAAACCCAAGTCTGCTAGTAGTTTAAGACAACACGGTATTGATTCAGATGGTAGACGTATTATATCGCCTGGTAATTTAAGTGCTGTAATTGGACAAACAAATGAAACTATAACAACAGCAATAATTCAAATACTTGATGTTAATAATAGAAACCATATTAAAAAATTAAAACATTTAGCAAAACTTTTATATAATCTAGAATATTTTAAAAGATATAGTTTTTCACACATATATAAAATTTTAGTTTGGATTGCTTTGCGTATTTTAATTGATTCAAAAAAAGCTACGCTTGTAGGTTATGATGAATATAGAGAAAATGTTTATGAACAAATCAAATCCGGTGATGTTGATACTAATAAATACTCAATTATAAATTTTTTAACAATTAAAAAACCATTTTATAGAACAATTACGTATGATCAATTATTATATTTATTTAATGGATACGCCGGCGTATTACGATTACAAGAAGCAAAAAAAAAGAAAAATAAAACAGCAAACGAGATGCCGCAAATTGTTATAGATGAAACACAGATTACACATAGTAAAACTGTATCATTCTTTACTGTTTTAAGTAGTTGTTTAACACGTAATAAATTAATTGATAGACGTGTATACAATAAAATACAAAAAGCAATAGATAAACTAAGAGCCAAAGATACTACAAAAAAATAAATATATAATTAGAATAAATGTATAATAAAAATTGCGATATTTATAATGATACCTGTTGGATGGAATCCAAAGATATTAAAAATCAAAATATAGATGAATATATGCATTATAATACTAATTTTGTAGAATGCAAAGATCCTAATGTAAGAATGCCTACTTATTATGTTGATCACGTTAATTTAAGACCTGCTCCTCATCCTAATGTTGCCAATCATCCTGATAGTTGCTTAATTGATCACGAAAGTCAATTAAGAAATGACAAATCTAAACAAACACGAGATAGATGTAATATACAATTATTTCATAGAATGTTTCAAGCTTGTCCTAATTTACGTCCAGGTGTAGGTGATCCTACTAAAGAATTAGATGTTTTATCTGGTTCTAATAGTTCGCATATTTATGATAAATGTAATGAAAAAATAATGGAAAAACAAATCTATTACCCTACACCTATGTTAGATTGTGTTGCGGAAATACAAAATCCAGAACATATTGTTCCACAATGGATTCGTGGTGGTGAAGATACCCGTAATTATTTAAATCGTAAAAAATTTTTAGAAAAATGTAATTAAGTTGATGTATTACTAGATGTCATTACTTTTAGAACGATCAATTTCTATATTATAAATTATTTTGAATTTAATCAATTTAAGTTTTTTACAAACAAGAGAATATTTATTAAGATAAACAAAGTAATTTTTATTCTTATAAAGTTTATCTATAATGTTATAAGTTATTTTTTTATTAATAATTTGTCTATTAATATCTGTAATTTTACCACTAACTTCATAATATGTATTATCAATATATATATACACAGATTCGTCTTTTACATCTGTTCTTTTATATATCCTATATTGTTTTTTATTTATACTATGTTCTAACATTGCATTAGTTTCTTCATATTGAATATTTGAATTTTGATTAGTAGATTGTAGAGCAACATTATTTCGTGATTTATATGTTGAATTTATACTTGATGTTGAAGTAGAAATATTAAATGAAGCACTTGATTTATTTTTATGAAAAAGTGTTAATTTTTTAACACTGTCTGATAAAAGCGAATCATCAAGTTGTAATTCTTTAAATCTTTTTATATCAGGTATGTTTTTAAATTTATATTGTATAAGTTCATTTGCAGATATAAACACTTTACAAATATAATACACACCTACACCTGTATTTATTGGTAAAAGATCTTCATATCTAAATGCACAAGGAGTTGTAAATAATAATAATTCTTCTTCAAAATATAGTGCATTTTGACCTAAAATCTTAAAATCTATAAACGGAACACCTTTTTCTAAAGTTATTTCATATAATATATGTGATTTTTCATCTTGTAGTTGTCTACCCATTTCCATAAACCCCATTGCTGTTGTTTTATTTCTTGTGATTGATATAAAAGATCTTTCATGCAATATTTTAGTATTTTCTTTAGGTAAGGTCATTCCTCTGTAAAATACTACTTCTTGAACCGGTTCAAATATTTCATTATTGGCAAATTTGTAATGTGTTATAGATGGTTGTTTTTTACTTTTATTATATATATATTTTGCTAGTTCATTTTTAGCAATAATATATTTAGATCTATCATTATAATAATATGCAAAAGAATCTACAAAATTATCTGGTATTTCAAATACATTTCGATCAGGTTGGTTACCATTAAATCTTTTAAAATTTTTATATTTATTTAATTTTGGATAACTAAAATCAGCAGCGTAATAATAAAATTGCAGTAAAAAATATTTTTGATTATCTACTACTTGTTCTATATATTTAAGTATGTCTTTGTCTTTAATAGTAAATTTAGGTTTAACAAGACTAGGTGGAAAAACACTAGTGTTAGTAGCCCATTTTATTGAATATATAGAATCACAAATTTTTGCATTAGCTTTAAATATTAGTATTTTATAAGAATTTTCATTAAATGCGATAATTACTTTATGATTATCAAGCGGGTTAATTTCTATAAAATATTCATAATTTTCTAAAAATGCTAAATATGGTGGCTGTATAACTGATTTTTTACCTAATATTATTGGCTCTTTTTGTTCAATCCAATATAGATAATAAAACTTAGATTGATACAAATATATTGTAGTTAATTGCTTATCGTCAAGATCTTTTGATTTTATATTTTGCAATTTAGGTTTAGAAATATAGTCATCCGTATTTGTAAAATTAACATTTAAATTTTCTAATTCTCTAAATTGCTTTAAATATGATAATTTTTCATATGTTTTATTAGATACTACATATGATTGGCTTTTATACTTTATTTTTTTATATATTTTATTAATTGCAGTAATACCTGGTTCTACATATCTTGTATATGTGTCATTAAAAGGTGATGTCCATCGCACTTTATAAAATTCAGCTACGTCTGCATCATCGTTTTCTAAAAGATCTAAATTCATTTATTTAAGAAATATAAAAAATTATATTAATATGTTCCTGAAACATTTGTTGATGAATTTGAGTTTTTAATTGATATCATTTTAACCAATGGATTCGTGGTGATGAAGATACCCGTAATTATTTAAATCGTAAAAAATTTTTAGAAAAATGTAATTAGATTAATTATTTTTATAAACTGATGATTTAATTATTAATTTATTTTTTAATTACCATCATATCAAGAAATTAGTTGCTATATCTATTCTACTATTGTTGTTGCTCTTTTTTCTCTTTCTTGTTTTCTTTTTTCTGCTCTTTCTTTTCTTCTTTTTTCTGCTGCTCTTTTTCTTGTTGCTTCTATTTCTGCTCTGCTTGCTTCTATTTCTCTTTCTGTTTCTGCTTCTACTCTGCTTGCTTCCATTTCTCTTGTTGTTTCTGCTTCTCTTCTTGTTTCTATTTCTCTTTCTGTTTCTGCTTCTGCTCTTCTTGCTTCTATTTCTCTTTCTGTTTCTTCTTCTGCTCTTCTTGCTTCTATTTCTCTTTCTGTTTCTGCTTCTTTTATTGTTTTCATTTCTTCTTTTATTGTTTCCATTTTTCTTGTTGCTTCTGTTTCTGTCTCTTTTATCATAAATTTAACTAATTTAAGTTTTTTACAAAGAGCAGAATATTTATTAAGATAAACAAAGTAATTCTTATTTTGAAAAAATAACTCATTAAGTATATCTGCTATATTTTTATAAGTTATTTTTTTATTGATAGTTTTTTTATTTTCATCCGTAATTTTACCACTAACTTCATAATATACATTATTAATATCTATATACACAGATTCATCATTTATATCTATTCTTTTATATATTATATGTTGTTCTTTATTTATAGTATGTTCTAGTATTACATTGGTTTTTTCATATTCTGTATTTAATTTTTGGTTAGTAGATTGTAGAGGAACATTATTTAGTGATTCATATTGTGAATTTATACTTGATGATGATGAAGAAATATTAAATGATGAGCTTGATTTATTTTCTGATAAAAGTGAATCATCAAGTTGTAATTCTTTAAATCTTTTTATATCAGGTATGTTTTTAAATTTATATTGTATAAGTTCATTTACAGATATAGACACTTCACAAATATAATACACACCTACACCTGTATTTGTTGGTATAGGTTCTTCATATCTAAATGCACAAGGAGTTGTAAATAATAATAATTCGTCTTCAAAATATAATGTATTTTGACCTAAAATCTTAAAATCTATATATGGAACTCCTTTTTCCAAAGTTATTTCATATAATATATGTGAATTTTCTGCTGATAATCCTATATCCATAAACCCCATTGCTACAATTTTATTTCGTGTTATTGATATAAATTCTCTTTTATGAAATATATTGATATTTTCTTTTTTAGGTATGTTCATACCTCTATAAAATACTACCTTTGAATCAGGTTCAAATATTTCATTATTGGCAAATTTGTAATGTGTTATAGATGGTTGTTTTTTACTTTTATTATATATATATCTCGCTAGTTCATTTTTAGCAGTAATATATTCATCGCCATCATTATTATAATAATCAAAAGCATCTACAAATTTAGATGGTATATTACATATATTTTTTGCAGATTGTCTAGTACTAACTTTTTTAAAATTTTTATATTTATTTAATTTTGGCAAACTAAAATCAGCAGCGTAATAATAAAAGCGCTCTAAATAACATTTTTGATCCTCTACTACTTTTACTATATATTTAAGTATATCTTCGTCGTTAATAGTAAAATTACGTTTAGTTTTAATAGCCCATTTTATTGCATATATAGAATCACAAATTTTTTTTTTTTCATCATTTTTAAATATTATTATTTTATAAGAATTTTCATTAAATGCAATAATTATTGTATGATTATCAAGAGATGCAATTTGTATAAAATATTCATAATTCGCTAAAAATTCTAAATATATATAATTTGGTTGCATAGTTGATTTCTTACGTAATGTTATTTGTCTTTTTTGTTCATTCCAATATTTATAATAAAAATCAGATTGATATAAATATATTGTAGTTAATTGCAAATTGTTAAGAGATTTTGATTTTATATTTTGTAATTTAGATTTAGAAATATATTCATCAGCATTTGTAAGATAAAAATCACTATTTGTTAATTTTATATATTCTTTTTTTAAATATAATAATTTTTCATTTGTTTTATTTGATACTAGATATGGTTGCTTTTTATAAATTATTTTTTTATATAGTTTATTTATTGCAGTAATACCTGGTTCTACATATCTACTATATTTATCATTAAAAGGTGATATCCAACTTACTTTATAAAATTCAGTTAAAGTTGGAACATGGTGTAAAAAATTAATATTCATTTATTTAAGTAATATATTAAGTTTTATATTAGTATGTTCCTGAAATACTAGTTACTGTAATACATTTTGCTAATTTTACAACAGATATTTTATACATTCTAATAAGTCTGTATGATTCATATACAATATCTTGATTTTTTTATATTATTATCTTCTTCAAAATGTTTAAATTTTAAGAAGAATTTTTGAGTATTATGTCATATATCTAAAATCTGAATTTCTTTCTTTTTCTTTTACTATAAACTATATAAAAACTTAATTAAAACATTTAAATACAACTAAGAAAGATGTCTGAAACCTTTTCATTTGATACTGATATTTCAGCTCTACTTAAACTTATTATCAATAATTTTTATTCTAATAAGGATATATTCTTAAGAGAACTTATTTCAAATTCTAGTGATAGTATTGACAAATATAATCACTTCTGTATTACTAACAAACCTGATAATAAAGTAGATAATTGTATTACACTCTTACCTAATAAAGAAAATAAAGAATTACATATTATTGATACAGGGATAGGTATGAATAAAGAAGAACTTATTAAAAATATAGGCACAATCGCTAGTTCAGGAACTAAAGCATTTATGGAAAAAGTTAAAGATAGCAACTTAATTGGTCAATTTGGGGTTGGGTTTTATTCTGCGTTTTTAGTATCTAAAGAAGTTTCTATTATTACTAAAAAAACAGATTCTGGATATTTTAAATGGACATCAGATGCTGGAGGACAATATGTTATTGAAGAACTTACTGAAGATAACCTTAAAGAACATATCCATCCTGATTATAATCTTACACAAGGAACTATTATTAAATGCTTATTAAACGACGAAGCTGTAGATAAATATACCGATGTTAATAAATTAAAATCCATTGTAAAAGAACATTCTCAATATATTAATTATCCCATAAAAATCTTCATTAAACGAGAGGAAACTAAAGAAGTTGAAGACGAAGAAGCTTTGTTGGAAGAAGATGTAACTGTTACTGATGGAACTTCTAATGTTGATTCGTCTAATGTTGATAATGTTACTATTGAAGACATTGAAGAAAAACCTAAGAAAATGAAAAAAATTATTGAAACGGTTAAAGAATTTCAATTAATAAATGAACATAAACCTATTTGGACTAGATCAAGTAATGAATTAAAAGAAGAAGATTATTATGCTTTTTATAAATCTTTAACAAATGATAATGAAAAACCTTATACTTATAAACATATTAGCGGTGAAGGACAAATAGAATATAAAGGCATTTTGTATTTACCCAAAAAAATTAAGAATAATGTATTTGAAAGAGGTGTAACACAAAATAATATTAAATTATATGTTCGTAAAGTATTTGTAAGCGATAATAGTGCGGTTTTATGCCCGGAATGGCTTCATTTTATTTCAGGGATTGTTGATACTGATGATCTACCTCTCAATGTATCACGGGAAATATTACAAGAGAATAAGGTTATTAAAGTTATCAAAAAAGCAGTTGTTAAGAAAAGCATTGATATGTTAAAATCAGCTATGAATGATATGGATAATTATCTCAAAATATATAAGACTTACCAAAAGAATATTAAACTTGGGGTTTATGAAGAAAGCGGTGATCGTGAAAGAGTTTCAGATCTTTTAATGTTTTATTCATCTAATTCACCCGATAAGATGATCACATTTGACGATTATATTACATCTATGAATGAAAATCAAAAACATATTTATTACATTGCAGGAGATAATATGGATATACTTAAAACATCTCCATTTTTGGATAGGTTTAAGAAAAATGATTTAGATGTTCTATTTATGACTGATCCTGTTGATGAATATATGTGTCAACGACTTATGCAATACAAAGAATGCACTTTAACCTGCATCACCAAAGGTGATATTGAATTACCTAATACAACTGATGCTGATAAAGAAGTTATTAAAAAACAGAAAGAAGAATATAAATCACTTTGTGATTATATTAAACGTCTTTATACTAACTTCAGCGAGGTCAAAATTACTAATAAAGTATCTGAATTACCTTGTATAGTATCTTCACCTGAAAATGGTTTCTCGGCTAATATGGAAAAGATAATTAAATCACAAACATTAGGACAAACTGATAATACTAATGCTATGTTAAATAAAAGAGTATTGGAAATTAATCCTCTACATCCTATTATTAAGAAAATTAAGAATATTAATGATACTGAAGAATATAATTCATTGAGAGATCTTCTTGATCTTGTTATCAATAGTGCTTTATTGTATTCCGGTTATCAAATTATCAAACCTGTTGATTTTTCTAAAAAAGTTCTTAACGTTGTTATGCTTGGTATGGATATTAATGATGAAGAAGAAGAAGTAGATGCTACTACTAAAGATCCTTTCAATAATGTTGAAACTATTGATATGACTAATGTAGATTAAATAATATTTATTTATAATAAGAAAATATGAAAAATGTTATTTTATTATTAGTATTTATTGGTATATTAGTTATAGTTCAAGGTTATTATGAAAATAAGATTAGTAGTGTTAAAAAACAACAAACAGTTGTTAAATATGTGCCTTTACACACATATGAAGGAAAAATGAATGGAGCTGAATCAATTGACAATCAATTTAAAAGTTCTTTCGAGAAAATTATAAATATAGAGAATAAAAATGTATAAACTATTTACATCTACCCCTATTGAGTTTAAAAAACATTGTATGGCGTTCAATACCAATAAACAAGAAGAATTAACTATGTTAGTTGATCTTCGTGATAAATATATTAAAAATATATCATCTAAACGTAAAGACTATGAAGAACAATATGTAGAATATTTAAGACAATTTTCTGATACCAACGATTATATTGAACGAATTAATTTATTTAAAACATTATATCCTTTTAAAAGAACTGAATTTGATATTTATACTTATAAAAATTATTTTGAGTTAAAAGAATTAAATGAAGATTAATACAAGTTTTGAATTTCAATTTATACCTTTTATTTTAGCATTTATTATTGGAATTATTTACATTGTTGTTACAAATAATACCAAAGAAAAAATAGTTAAAACACCTACACCTTTTTCTAACAATCTTTATTCCGATTTTGATGGAGAATGTTATAGGGTTAATGTTGTTGAAACAGAATGTAGTGGCAACGAACAAGAGTTCAATTTTGCTATATAAATTTTAATATTATTTTTATGTTTTTAGTTAGAATACGCTAATCCACCCATTCCACTTAATATACGTAAAACATTGTAATTCACAGCATATACAAATAATTCACCTGATTTACTGCTTTTAACCTGTAATTGTGCTGTATCTATCCGCGACATATTTAATGTTCCTGATGGTTGATGTTCTTCAGGTTTTAATGCAAATGAATATACATTAATACCTTGATTAACTGGTATATTATTGTGATGTTGATAAGGTTGAACTAACGAAAAATACTTTCCATCTCTTTCAGCAAAACGATCATTTCCGTTTAACTGCAGTTTAGCTGTTGTTATTAGATTGTCTTTAATTTCATTATTGTCTGCGGCATTTGTAAAGTTATTCCAATTTACATTACAACCTGTTGTTTCTGGTTCAGGTCTTACTGCCCATACAAGTTCTTTACAAGGATGATTAAAACTTAAACGTGATGCTTTTACTGTATTTTCTGTTATACTTTCTGTTCCTGTAAATTGTAATTGTTCTATAAGATATTCGTGAGATAATTGAGCAAACCTTTTACGTTCGTCTGTATCTAAAAAGATGTAATCAGCCCATAATGTAGCACTAAATGATGTGAAATCTTCTGGTGAATTTTGAACGGTTCCGAAACCTGAATTAAGTATATCATCTTGGTTTGTTGCTCTGATATTTTCCATTGAATTAAATTCTATATTAACTTTAACTTCGTGGTATTGAAGAGCTATTAGCGGTAATGCTAAACCAACATTACGACAAAACCAAAATTCAAGAGGAATATATAAATCTATTATTTCGTCTTTTAATTCAACTGATTTATTTGCAGAATTACCACCAACCATTTCATAATATCCTTCTTTTTTACCTTGATCCATTGTAAGTTCATTCCAAATATACATCCATTCACCATATTGTTTATCAATACGTTGTCCGCCTATTTCAAGTTCTGTATGTTTTATCATTCTATAACCATAAAAAGGTTGAAGATATATTGGACTTGATCCTGCTACTACAGTTATTTGCAAATATAATTTATGAACTAGATCACCATTACGGGAGATTTGACATGTTACACGATTACCTAAAGTGGCATTTCCGTTAAAAGTTTGTTGTATAGATTCTAATGAAAAATTAGTATGACGACGATAAACTACTTTGAAGAATGTTATTTGCGGATTACCTGTAAGATAAACATCTTGAGCACCATATGCTACTAGTTGTAGAAGACCTCCACCCATTTATTTAAAAATATATATTTATTTAATATAAATGTCGTGGGGTATTATATTTCTTATATTTTTTGCGATAGTTATTTTAACAGTTGTTGGTATTACTATTTATTTATTTTTAATAAAAAAATACAATATTAAACAGGTGTATTATATGATTAAATATCGTGGTGATGAAACTGCCCTAATGAAAGATATGATGAAAAAGTTTATTGTCGGTAAATTAGAATCTACTGAAAATAAACCTACACTTGTTTTATATAAAAACGAATATGATACTTGGACGTTATATAATGATAAATATACTAAACTTAGAACTGAAGATGGTAAATATATAGATGATGCACCTATAAAAAATGATGATTTAGTATATATTAAAAATACTAACGAATATAAAGTTAAATTAGAATAATGTTGTTTAATTCCGGTTTTGTTAAAAAACCTAATATTTGTTTTGTAATACCTGATAAACCATGGTATGTTAATGAAAATATACTTATTGCTAAACAATCTAATATCGAACAGATATTTATTAATGGTATTGAAAATGCTTTACTTATATCTAGTTTTATGATATGTTATTCAGTTATAACAGGTAATCCTTCACATATTGTTAATAAATTAAATAGGATAACGTCTAAGTTTATGAACTTTAATAATTATTATTTTCAATGTGCTTTAACTAGTTCAATTATTTCAATGTTTTTAGGTGTTAATGCCGTATTAGGATATCCTAATATGGTAAATAAAAAGAAGTAAGTAAGTAATAATTTAGTTAGAATACGCAAGACCACCCATTCCACTGAGGATACGAAGGACGTTGTAGGAGTGAGCGTAGATTTTGACAGCTGTTGCACCATCACCACCACTTAGTTTAAGTTGTGCAGTATCAATGCGAGACATATTAAGAGTTCCAGATGGTTGATGTTCTTCCGGTTTTAATGCGAAAGAATAAACATTGATAGTGCCATCTGTAGGAATATTGGTATGATGTTGATATGGTTGAACGTGAGTAAAATATTTCTGTTCGCGTTCAGCAAAACGATCATTACCATTAAGCATAAGTTTGGCTTTTCCACATCCCTTAGCTATTGTCCCGTTATTACCTTGCCATATAAGTTCTTTAACGGGGTGATTGAAAGATAATTTAACCGACCCACCATTAGATGTAGATGTTAAAGTTTCCTCTCCAGTGAATTGCACTTGTTCAATTAAATATTCGTGGGATAATTGAGCAAAACGACGACGTTCGTCAGTATCTAAGAAGATGTAATCTGCCCATAGGGTGGCATTAGAGAAACTAGTAGAATCAAACTCAATGTTAATTTTAACTTCGTGATATTGTAAAGCAATTAGTGGTAATGCTAAACCAATATTACGGCAGAACCAGAATTCAAGAGGAACATATGCGTTATTACCACTATTTCCATCAATCATTGTATTATAACCTGTTTCCTTTCCTTTTGGTAAAGTAAGTTCATTCCAGATTGTCATCCAATCGCCATATTGACGATCAATTAATTGACCACCAATTTCAACTTCTACTTTTTTAATGCATTTACGAGCATCAGGATCACCAACTGAATCTAAAACTACATATAATTTATGAACTAAATCACCATTACGGGAGATTTGGCAAGTTACACGTTTTCCAGTACCGGGGGTTCCGTTAAAGGTTTGTTGAATAGATTCAATAGAGAAGTTAGTATGACGACGATAAACTACTTTGAAGAAAGTAATCTGTGGGTTGCCAGTAAGATAGACATCTTGGGCACCATAAGCTACAAGTTGAAGAAGACCTCCACCCATTTTTAATATAAGCTAAGAAAATAATTTTAGATTTATATTATAAATAAAAATAATTTTAGATGTAAGTTTAGTTAGAATACGCAAGACCACCCATTCCACTGAGGATACGGAGGACGTTATAAGAATGAGCGTAGATTTTGACCTCACCTGTTGCTTGTGAAATATCAGATATCTTAAGTTGAGCAGTATCAATACGAGACATATTAAGGGTTCCAGATGGTTGATGTTCTTCCGGTTTTAATGCGAAAGAATATACATTGATATTACAGCCACTATCTGGGATATTGGTATGATGTTGATATGGTTGAACGTGAGTAAAATACATAGTATCACGTTCAGCAAAACGATCATTACCGTTAAGCATAAGCTTAGTCTTTCCTAATTTAGCTTTACCTCTCTCTTGCCATATTAATTCTTTAACCGGATGGTTGAAAGATAATTTAGCAGAGAGATTGGAGCTATTGATTGCTTCACCTCCAGTGAATTGCACTTGTTCTATTAAATATTCGTGAGATAATTGAGCAAAACGACGACGTTCGTCAGTATCTAAGAAGATGTAATCAGCCCATAAAGTGGCATCATCAAAGTCTTCGTCACTAAACTCAATATTGATTTTAACTTCGTGATATTGTAAAGCAATTAGTGGTAATGCTAAACCAATATTACGGCAGAACCAGAATTCAAGAGGAACATATGCTTT